GCATAAACATCAGGACTGTGTTGAGCTCTAGTCATACCAGAGCAATGTGCAACATCTGCATCACCTTTGCGAGTTACTGCGGGCATTTTCTATCTCCATTAATACTTGTAACTTTGTGTTCCAAGACTCTATTTCCTCGTGCTGTTCGTGTGTATGAGGTGGTTCTGGTATCTCTGGTAAGAATTTTATTACGTGATCAAAATCATCAGGTATGTCATCATAATCTGTATAGGTTTCTAACTTACCATTTCTTTTGATCACAAACTCGTGTGCCATTTATACCTCTTAAACCATTTGTATACCACTTGTGCTATTCACATATTGTTTTGCCATTTCGGCATCTGTTTTATGTACAACTAACACTGCATTTTTATTTATTTTTAATTTTGCATCTGGATTAATAGTAAAAGTAAAAGGTCCTAAACCAATACCTTGTCCTGTTGCCATAATGGTCATTGGTTTTTCAATTGTGATAACATTATCGTTTTCTTCTACAAATCTACATACAAGTTCTTCGCCTGCTGTTGTTTTAATCGTAATAGTATCTGTTGCCTTGTAAGGCGTTTCAATTATCATAAAGTATGTCCTGTTCCTGTGTAACCTGTGTCTTCGATATAGTTAATAAACTGCTCGTATCCTCCTACTTTAAGACCATTAACAACAATCTGTGGGAAAGTACGTGCGGCTGGAAACTCTTCGAGAACTTTTTCTCGTTCGAAGTCTTTGCCTAGTTCTAAATATTCATATTCGAATCCACGTTGTTCACATAGTGCTTTGGCTTTTGTGCAACTAGGACACGCTGGTTTACCCCAAATGTGTATCATAAGCTAAATCCTTTTAAACTGTCTTTGTCTACATCTTGTTTAATGCCGCCAATAATGTATGACTCAACTTCTGTCTCCTGCGGAGCAACCTGCAATCCTGAGCTAGATAGCCAATGTTGTGTCCAAGGAAGAGGGTTAGTATTTACTGGTTGATCAAATATTGCATTGAATCCCAGTGCCTTTAGTCTACGGTTTGCGATGTACTCTACATATTGATGTAACAATGTACTGTTGAGTCCAATCATAGAACCGTCTTTGAACAGATAGTCTGCCCAATCTTTTTCTTCTGCAACACACTCGCGCCATAGATCATATACTTCTTCTTCGCACTCTTTTGCAATCTTAGCCATCTCTGGGTCGTCTTTACCTTGTGCCCAAAGTTTTAGTACGTGTGTGCTAAGTGCCAAATGCTGTGCTTCGTCACGAGCAATAAGACTAATAATCTTTGCACTGCCTTCCATTAGTTTTAGTTCGCCAAATCCAAATGTACAAGCAAAACTTACATAGAAACGCAAGCCTTCTAGAATGTTCACAGTCATCATTGCAAGATACATTTTCTTTTTAACATCGTGCAAGTCGCCTTCACCACGGTGGAAGTATGCATCTGCTGCTTCGTTAAATGCATCATAGTGTTTAGTAACACTTGTTGCACGAGCAATAATCTTTTCGTCATCTAGAATAGTGTCAAACACTTCTGCAGGGTCAGCATACACGTTCTTCATAATATGTGTGTAGCTACGTGAATGAATTGTTTCAAAGAAGTCCCAAGTAACAATACATCCTTCTAGTTCAGGAAGCGATACGTGTGGCAAGAATGCCAGGCACGGACCACGACCTTGGACACTGTCAAGAAGTGTTTGGTATTTTAAATTAGCAGTAAAGATATGCTTTTGCTCTGGACGGAAGTTAGCAAAGTCAGCACGATCTTTTTGCAAACTAACTTCTTCAGGCCGCCAAAAGTAACCAAGCATAGTCTGGTTAAGTTTGTCAAACACAGGAAACTTAAACGTATCGTAACGCTGTGTGTTTTGGTCTTCACCGAAGAACATCGGTTGCTTAGTAAAATCTACTTTTTCTTTATTAAATACGGTCTTTGCCATTATACTTCCTCTGTAACTGTCTATATATAGTACACTGAATTTAGTATACTGTCAACCTTTATATTGCGCAAGCCTCACAAAGCTCATCATCGTCTGTAGCTGCACTAGGTTGTAACTCAACTTGCGGCTTTTCATCTTCTAGTTCACTAGGATCAGTTTTATAATCATAAGTGTTTTGATAATAAGAAGTTTTCCATCCGTATTTGTATGTATTCAATAGATCTTGTAGCATTACACTCATAGGCACTTCGTTATTTTCAAAGTGTGTTGGATTGTAACTCCAGTTACCTGAAATTGCTTGATCAAAGAACTTTTGCATCACTGCGACTGTGTTGATATAACCTTCATTGTTTGGCATATCCCAAAGTAGTGTATAATAATTCTTTAGTGTTTGATACTGTGGAACAATCTGCTTAAGAGGCCCCTTCTTGGACTTCTTAACGGACAAGTATCCTCTAGGTGGCTCAATTCCATTAGTTGCATTCGACACAACGGAACTGCTCTCCGATGGCATTTGTGCGGACAAAGTTGAGTGCCTGAGTCCATATTCTTTAATGCTAGATCGTAAACCATCCCAATCATAATTAAGTTTGTTCTCCACAATAGTATCAACATCTTTCTTATATGTATCAATAGGAAGGATGCCATCTGAGTATTTAGTACGGTCAAAGTACTCACAAGCACCTCTCTCCTGCGCTATTTTGTTGCTGGCTTTTAACAAGTAATATTGGAATGCTTCTGTTAGATCGTGTACTAATTTCCAAGCACTGCTATCTGCATAGTTTACTTTGTTACGAGCAAGATAATGTGCTAGTCCAATGTAACCAATACCTAACGAACGTCTTGCTTTTGTTGAAATTTCTGCTGCCTTAATAGGATAGCGTTGATAGTCGATAATTTCTTCTAACGCCCTTACTGCTAGATCGCATAATTCTTCTAAGTCATTTAGATCTTTAATAATGCCTACGTTAATTGCTGAAAGAATACAAAGTGCAATTTCTCCGTTTTCGTCATCGATATGTTCTAGAGGTTTTGTAGGTAATGTAATCTCTTGACACAGATTGCTCATATAAACTGTATCTTTGAACGAGCTGTGTGTATTAGCGTGATCAACATTCATAATATAAATGCGTCCTGTTTCGGCACGTTCTTTAATTAGAGCAGAAAACAAATCCATTGCATCAATTTTCTTTTTCTTAATGCTAGTCTTACGCTCATATGATTCGTACAGTTCTTTGAACTTGTCTGCATCACCAAAGTATGCTTCGTAAAGTCCTGGTACATCGTGTGGAGAGAACAATGTAATTTCACCTCCACTTAATAAACGTTCATACATTGTTTTATTCAATTGGATCGAATAGTCTAGTTTGCGTACACGGTTGTCTTCAGTACCTTTGTTGTTCTTTAGCACAAGGATGTCTTCAATCTCTTGATGCCAAAACGGGAAATGTGTAGTTGCACTGCCGCCACGTACACCATTCTGTGTACAGCAACGTACAGTTGCTTCAAACTTCTTTAGGAACGGAATGATTCCTGTGTGTGCTACTTCTCCGCCTCTGATTTTTGCATTGACGCCTCTGATGCGTCCTGCATTGATTCCGATGCCAGCTCGCTGTGCAGTGTATCTACCAATTGACATATCACTAGCGAAGATACTATCAAGGGTGTCGTTGCTATCAACAAGGACGCACGAAGCAAACTGTCGCACAGGTGTTCTGACGCCGGCCATAACTGGCGTTGGGATATTGATTTTAAAAAGTGAGGTCGCATCATAATATCTCCTTACGTAATACATACGTGTTTCTTTTGGATAGTTAGCAAATAGTGTTGCTGCAATCATCATATACATAAACTGAGGAGTTTCAAAGATCTCGCCATTGGAACGATCTTGTACTAGGTACTTGTCTACAACTTGACGTAAGCCTGCATAGGTAAAGTTTTCGTCACGCTTGTGATGAATGTAGCTGTCTAAACGGGAAATCTCTTCATCAGTGTATTTTTCTAAAATTTCTGAATCATAAACACCGCGTTCGATATTTAATTCAATCATTTCTTTTAGAGTAGTTGCTTCGTATCTACCAAACACTTGTTTATTAACACCGTAACTTAATAGTCTAGCTGCGGCAAATTGATAGTTAGGATTGTCTAAGCTAATAAGATCGTTTGCACTGCGTACAAGAACTTCTTGAATTTCATTTGTAGTCATACCATCATAAAATTGTATGTTAGCATTCATTTCAATTTGACTACTACTTACTCCAGCTAAACCTTCGCAAGCGTGTTCTACTACTTTATGAATTTTGTCAATATTCAAGTGCTCTTTAGTACCGTCACGTTTGACGATCATAGTTCCGTTAGACATATTACTTCCTCTTCTTGTTCTGTTTAATTGGGTATTTATTGTATTGGTGGCATCTTATATTCAAGTTCAGAGTAGGCAGTTTCTGGTATTTCATTTCTATGAACATAAGTGTCTCCGTTGAATCCGATGACATTGTCATCAACATATAATAGATAATATGTGCTTGACTTTTCGTTGTCTCGTACAATATGTATCTCATAGGCCGCTTGGGATAAGCAGTCAGTTAATTGCAAGGTGTAACAAATTGCAAGTATTTTTACGAAGGGACAATAATTATTTTCCTTCAAAAGTTCCCAAGGATCAGGCCAAGTACTTTGACTATAAGGATCGCAAGCTATCGTGATCAACGTAGCTTTATTATAGAAATCAATTGTATCTTGAATAGGATTTAAAGAGGACTCAAGAGTCTCTCGAAAGTCTCGCCACGCCTGAAGT